GAGCGCGCATCGCAACAATCGGAAGTAGTTTATCTTCTCCTTGACCGCTGCGTTCTGAAAGAACAACTTCCAAGGATTAAATGAAATACCTCCAAAGGTTGGAACCGTGCCGGATGCCCACTCATAGTCCCAGATCTTCAAAGGACGACCCAGGAACTCGCCTAGTTGAGCATCAGACTGCTTCGCCATCGAATACGTCGCATCGAGTTCGGAAGCAAGTTTGACACTTACGCTGGGGGATGCATCGAAGAACGTGACGTTCTCCTGTTGCGATTCCCCAACGTTCATGTCTTGTTCGAGCGTATTGCTCATGGACACCTTGTGTCCCGCCAAATCATCATCGTTTGTTTTAATTGAGTTTGAAGCCATCTTTGAATAGTTAGGACGGGGCGCGGAACTTTGCTCTGTAACATACTCACAACTCGCCGGGCAGCCGCCATTTTCAAAAATACCCCTACGTTCTGGGAACGTGTAAACGCGTTCGAACATATTCTCATAAGTAGAGGTGTAAATGTACGTTCCGAAGAACATACGTTTGGTGTCACTCGGAAGGAGGTCGAGTACTGTGTGATAAAACTCATAGTAATCGTCCTCCCCGTGAGCAACCATTTCGGTTAAGCAACTATAGAAAGTTGCACACAATTGTGCATCCTTCGTAATAGAAGATGATCTCAACCAGGTGATCATTGGCCCAATGATCGATTTCTTATCTAAAGGCGCTAGGTAGCACGGTGGTATAACACCACCATCATAGTGCACCCAGGTGCGCTTAAGAAAGCTAATCTGATCAATGGACCGGAAGTTTGCTGTCAAAGCATCACTTTTGTCAGCTGGCGTATATTCAATACCGTAAGAGCCTAAAATTTGGTGAAGAGTCTGAAAGTTAAACTTGTCTCTCACCATTTCATTGACTCCCATAACATTGTCATCGCCATACGTAAGTAAGCCTACATGGGAACGGAACGGCCCAGGAAGATCCTGAGTAAAGTAAACGCTCCTCATAAGCAAACTGTTGACAATAGAATTAATGACAGCAGTCGCGGGTTCACCGCTCACGTGCATCGCAGGAAAGATCATGATGTCGTTCTGTACTATGACATTCGCATAAATGATGTCGTGCGCTAAACCTTGCATGACGATCTTGTCCTCATCTCTGTACCCACATAGCATTGCGTACTCAATGAGAATATCGAATGCGCAATGTAATAGCTGCGGGGACATACGCTTGTCATACGCACTGAAATCACCGTCGATACAACAATTTGCATCGTTAGCGACTCCAACGATATGATAGCGAAAATCAGTCCAATCACGAGAACGCGGATTAGCACCTATAGCACACTCCCATTCCAGATTATTCTCCTGAACTACCTCAATCAGAGGAAGGAAAAATTTCCGGAAAAGAATTTGATAGGCAAATGGACAACCAGTGAAAACGCGGGTTTTGTGTTTTTCAAGCTTCTTCAATGAAACAGGTTCATCTTTCAAACAAGCTTTAAAAAACACTCCACCTCGTTTACCAGCACGATATTGCTTTTCGAGCCGATCAACAGCAGTCGTGATCTCACAGGTCACCCAACGACCGTCCCTGTAGTCTTCCTCAAGGTACAAGCGCTTCTTCCCACTAAGAGGAAAGCCACAAGACGTCGAGAAATTGATACTGTTCACAAACCTACGGCTAGGTACACCGAACACAGATTCCGTGCAATTCAGCGGTTCAACGTAGCGCATCCTATCCAAACCTAAAAAGTAGTCTTCAGATGCGCGATTGAGAATTTCGCTATCAATACACGGAGCATCA